CATTTCTAGCTTGAGATAATGTAGCATTAGACATTAAAAGATTTGTTGTTTGAGCTCCCCCTGCAATAGATATTGACTCGAAGCCAGCTATTGCTTGTTGTACTAAATTTAAATTTGTGTTGGTTTTATCACCCCAAGTACCAGCATTTTCGCCAGTAACCATTAGTTCTAGTTTTAGATCCGTTGAAAAACTTGATGGCATATTAACTCCTGTTTAATTTTTAATAAATCATTTATGCAGCTAAGTCAACAGGTTGCCAATTTGGCAATGTATTTGTTGTAACCTCTCTCCATGCAGTAATATTAACAGATCCTATAGTTAAATTCAACTGTATTCCTGTTAAATCTGCGACTGCATCAGCAGTAACGTTAGTGCTTCCAACTGTTAAATTTACTTGAGATCCTGTTACATTATAGCCAAAATTAATATCTATTTGATTAATAGATAAATTTATCTGTGATCCAGAAACACTTACATTTACATCTACAATGGTATCTTCATTACCGATTGCTAGATTAATTTGTGTTCCAGTAACTTCAGCTATAGTTTCAAGACCACCTTCAGCTTGTCCTATAGTTAAATTAATTTGTAATCCAGTAATGTCTACATTTGCATTTCCTGTAACGCTTAATGAACCAACAGAAACAACTAAAGTATGCTCTGCAACATTAACAAAAATATTACCATCTGCGGATATATCAATTGTTCCAACATCTGAGTTAATTTGAGTTCCTGTTACAGAAACATTTGCATCTGCTACAATATCTTCATTACCAATAGTAATATTAATTTGAGATCCGGTAACTGTTGCTATTACATCATCTTCCTCACCCCAAGGAACTACACCCCAAGCATTATTACCCCAACCTGCATCTGGTTGAATGTCTGTAGTGACTGAATTAACTGTAGATGTTAAATTTGAACCTGATACTGTCACGGTCTCAGGAATAGAGACAATTACATCATTAATAGTAAATGTTAAATTTGAACCTGTTACTGGAAAAACACTTGATATATCTGCTGTAGCAGAATTTATAGTAAAAGTTAAAACTGATTGTGAAGTTTCAGCATTAACATCAATAGAAACTGTTGCAGTCCCAGCAGTTAAACCTAAAGATATTTCTTGACCGCCCCAAGTATTACTACCCCACTCTTCAAAACTCCATGGGGATTGACCAGGTGACGATACTAAGACAGTTATGTCCGCCACCTGATCCTCCTAAATTTAAGCAATTCTTATAATTGCAGCGCTAGTTGTAAATGCTGGGAACTGAACTGTGAATGTTCCAGCAGTTGCGGTTTTATTTCCGCCAAAGTCTAATACACATACTGCAGGGTCGCCTGCTGCTGTGTCGTTATAAATTAATGCACCTCGAGCAGTCAAAGTTACACCCGTGAAAGACACGTTTGAAAAGTTTGTGATTGCTACAGCACTCGACACTTTAACACCAGAATTAACTAATGCTTTTCCACCAGCAGAATAACCTGAAGATGATACTTCATTTGAAGATGTGTAAGATGTTGTTGATGCACCCAATGTGGCATCTGTTTGATACATTGCAAGTTTAAACGTATCACCAGTGCTCAATGTAAAATCATGAATTGCTCTTAAGATTTGTCCTTTGAACGAATTACAAATCGCGTTTGTTGTTATCGGCATGTTTTCTCCTTAAATTATGGTTCAATACTTCTTGGTGATGGTGAATTAATTTTTATTCTTGGTACACCATCATCATACTCGCCTCTGCGTCTTCTTCCCATTTGTATTAAAGCAAAGGTTTGTAATTCTTCATCATACTTTGTTTTATAAAGATTGTACATATCCATAGGTCCTTTTAAAAAAGAAAATGCTTCTGTTAAAACTCCATACAACAACATATTTTCATAATACGTAGAAATAAAAGTATTTGTAGTTGAATTAAAATGTGGAGCGTCTTTAATATACTCTAATTGGACAGGATATGCAGAATTAGGAGTTGGTGCGACTATTAATGTAAAATCATCAAACTGACCATAATATCTAGGTACGCCAGTAAAGTTTGTAGAATTATATTCTCTTATAAAAGTTTGATCTCTTTTCTGTAAATATTCAACAGTTCCAGTTGCTACTGTGCCTGATGTTGCAATTAGTAAAGATCTCGCTATAATTAAATCAGCAGGAATAATTAAATATTTATTATTTGCTGTAAAAGTAGCATCAACATATTTTCTTAAATCATCATAATCAACTTTAGCTGCAATATCTAATTCAGTATTTCTTATAAATTGATCTATTAAAGTATCCGATAAAACTGTGCTATCAACCTCTGTGTAGTTTCTGACCTGGGTTAAAAATGCAGTATAAGTTATAGACATTATGATATTACTATTGTTACTTGACCTGTAAAAATACCAAATTCTCTTTGAGAATTTTGAAAAGATGGATCTAAGGGTTGCATACCACGTGAATTGTAAGCAAATTCACCTGGTAAAGTTAAATTAGCAATAGCTTCTCCGTTGCCCCCGGATATTAAACTAAAATCCTGAGCGCGCGTGTCTTTTAAAGCTTGAGCATCTGCTTTATGATGTTTAGGGTCAAGTTGAGGATGTTTAGGTTCATATTCAGAAATATGAACTAATGATCCGTTCCATTCCTTTACCATTTGTTGATAAGGAAATGCTTGACCAGATCTATCTGATATTGATTGTGAATATTTTCCTCTTGAAAAATTTGGCATTAAATTAAATTCCCATAGTAAGATTGTGGAGATATAAATACAGATGTTCTTTGACCATCCTCTGTTAATGCTCTTTGTAATTCATCCTCATAATAAAGTCTTAATTGCTCAGTTAGTTTTGGGTTAATCTTCATAGATAAATAATAAGCTAATCCTGATACCATGCATGGTAAAAATCTATATGGCACATCTGGAGTATTAGTATAAGCACCAACATCTTCAATACGTTTAATAATATAATATTTTAAAAATGTGTAATTTGATAAATCTGGAGTTAAATATAAATAAATTTCTGGTTGTGTTTGACGATCTACATAATATTGTGAAGGCTGACCAATTCCACCTTTGTTAGGTAAATCCGCATAAGCAGATCTACTTATTTTATCTAATGAAACATCATTTGTATTTTGAGTACTAGCATTTGATGATGATATGTAAGCTTCTAACACATCATTAGTAGCTTGCGGAGTTGTGTAAGCAGCTTGACCACTAACCAGAGCTGTTGTTTGTAATTCAACTTTCCAAAGATGAACTCCTCTATTCCCCCATTCAGAAAATAATAAATTTAATGATCTCCTTGCACTTCGTAGAGCGTATCCAGAAGTAGTTGATGATCCGCATCTTTCATATGCTTCATCTATTACTTCTTCTATATCTAAATCAAATGTTGTAGTGCCTGAAGTTGCCATTAATCTTTTTTAAATAAGTTTTTAAATTTATCTATTACGCTAGCTGATCTAGACAAACCTGCAGACGCTGGTACAGATCCAATTATTTTATTCATACTTTTAAATGCACCTGAAACCTGTTCGTCTTTAAAAAGATCCTTACTCGAAGGTAATTTATCAAAGACTTTCATATTTTCTAAACCTTCAGGTTTGCCTCTTTGAAAATCCTTAAGTGATTCTTGAAACTTATCTCTTGCTAATTTATCTTTCGCACCTTTTTGAATTGCAGATTTAGAAACAGTTAACATTTCAACACCTTTTCTGGCTCCTAATCCAATCAAACGTCCGATAGAAGCTTTTTGAACATTAACTTTTCCTCCACCTTTCATAGCAATTAATTTTAAATATTTACTCATTAAAATACTCCTTTAAAAGTTGTCCCTCTTACAGCAGCGCCAACTCCACGCTTTGTCATACCACCATCAACCATACCCTTAGGTGATTCACCCATAGCATCTTTTTTTTGCATTCTTACATTTTTACTTTTTCTAAGCATTGCAAAATCTTCACCAGATATTTTTCCATCTTTATTAACATCAAGTTTTTTTTGTTTACCTTTTAACATTTTTCCCTCACTAGCTTTTATTGTTTTAACATTCGTTGGTTTTGGTCCAACATTACCCGCAGCTCTTTTACGGATAACTGCTGATCTCCGCTGGCTTTCTGACATTCTAGCAGCTTTAGCTGCTGGCACACATTTTGGGTATGGTCTACCAGAACCATCTGCTTTTGCTCTTCCACATTTTTCATAACCACCACCTTTTTTAGGGGCACCTATGTCAACCCAATTTTCTCTAAACCATTTTTTTAAACCACTCATTTAATAAGCTCTTCAACATAGTCTTGATAATTTGCTTCTTCAAAACCACCTTTTACATATTTAAATTTTTCTTTTTTTGCTAAACCACCTGATTTTTTACTTCGACCAAAACGATAATCTACTCTTGCTCCTAAATTATAAGTGTCTTGTTCTCTTTTGCTTTCATCAAAACCCTCATACTGACTCTTTTGACGACCAACTCCACCAGAAATATTTAAATTAGTTCTTTCGGCTATTGGACTATTTCTACTATAGTTTACACCTATATTTTTTTCTTGAAAATTAGGTAACCTAGGTTGATTTCGTGTTGTTTTTCCCGCTTCTAACACAATATTACCAATTTTTGTATCAAACCCAACACCGCCTTTTAATCTTTCTTCTCCAGCTTGTGAACC